AGTGTGTTTGTCCCTGCTGTCTTATACCATACGTGATTTGATGTGCTTGCTGCTACAACTGCATAATCACCTACAGCACCAATTGAAGTTTTTGGAGCACTTGCAGTGTTGATAGGGTTCGAAAGATCATTTGGTTCTATTATTACTGTGCGTGGTACAGTTGAGAAGCTTTGTCCGCCGGTTGTGGTAACTGGAGCAGCGTTCCATTCTAAAATACCAAAACTAGTAATCTGTGTGTCAAACCAATAAGCACCATCAGCTGGTTCGCCGCCTGGTGCAGTAGCACTAGCCTGTAGCTTGCTTAGATCTAGGTCAGCACGAACAACATATGCACGATTTGATACACCCAGCAAGCTGTATGCTGTTTGAAGTCCGTACTCGTTTAGTTCGCCGCCATGGATTGGATTGTTGTTTGAGTCAGTGTAGAATACTGCGTCTCCGAAAGTTTCACCTAGCTCTCTCTGGCTGGTGATTAAGTAGGGTCGACCAGCGTTTGCTTTTAATGTACCCTGTGCAATTCCTGTGCCGCTGCTCGATGTTTTATTCTCTGCTGAAGCAACAAAAATCATAGGTACAGTACCAGCTGCTGCCGGAGTGTAGAAGCTTTCGTCAATAACGTTTACTTCTACGCCTGGTGATACTAATGCCATATTAATTCTCCTGTTGGATAGTTCTTTATCTTACAGTATTTATATAAACATCATTAAAAAAGCTGATATAACTGCTGGAAAAAGGGGCTGTAAAGGTGAGCTAAATAGTATATGAGGCCGTTATGTGTTTGTGGACAGCGTCCAGCAGCTATAAATTATGTAAAAGACGGAAAAACACACTATAGAAAAAAGTGTGAACGTTGCTTACGCAATGGCGTAGGGCATGGTATACCCAAATGGCAACTAGCAGGATATGATAAAAAGAATCACTGTGAAAAATGCGGATTCAAATCAAAGCACTCAGAACAGTTCAATGTGTATCACATAGACGGTGATCTGGTAAACACACGGCCTAGTAATCTAAAAACCATATGTGCCAATTGCCAGCGTATTCTTCAAAAGGAAGGAGTACGCTGGCGGCAGGGAGATCTAACCCCTGACTTCTAAATAAGTCATTAGCCGATCAACATTAAATTCTAATTCATCCAGTGTGCCGTTATTGTCAATAGTAAAATCTGCCATCCACTGTTCAAGACTCATACTGGTAGGATCTTCTGTTGGCAAATGATCTGATCTATCTACCCAAATTGCGTAATCAAAAACGCCAGTGTTCTGCATAGCAAAGAATTCACGCTTGTTACGCAGACCGCAGTAGATATCGTGTGCGGTAAATATCTCTCTGCCCAGTCGACTTGCGTCTGGAACATTGTAGGCACAGATAGCATCGTACCATTCTGATCTGTGATTGTGTCGATCAGCATAGCATTGTTGTTCATCAGCGTATCCGTATTGATCTTTGAGTTGATCGTAGATAAAAAGTGTTGAACAAAATTGACTGCTACTTTCAAAACTATAATCGTAACGGTCTCTGAGCATTTCACACACTGTGTCTTTACCGTGCCTACCATGGCCTATTATTAATAACTTTTTCTTCATCGCTACTCCTTTTTGTTATTATACAACAAAAGGTAATCAATGTCAACCATTATCCAATTACAAAGGAATATCCAGTCCCGCCGGATACTGCTGTAGATACTTGTAGTTCTAGTTTTTCTAGTTCTGCTTGTGCTTCTGCTTTGAGAGTATCGCCGTTCAGCGTTGATCCGCCTTGTGGTCCTGCGATGGTGGCGAATTTCGAACGTGCTTCGCCCAGCATATACTTACACATAGCCAGTGTGTAGTCTTTGATCCATTCTCTAGCAAGATAGTCGTTGAGAAGATCTATATCTGGACGATAGTTGTAGGCATACAGCATCATAGTTTCTTCTGCTCTGGGGCGCTGTAGCAGTGTAAGTTTTTTAGTAGTAGAGTTCCATTTGAATTCAATAAACGCACCAAACATACGTCCTACCAGTTCTTGATATTGACTAAAGAAATCGTAAGTAGCCAAGCCGCCCATCTGATTTGAACTTAGTAGATAAGCATTGGTATAGGCAAGGCTAAACGGATCAAACAAACTGCCGCCGCCACTTGCGCCGCTACTGAACAGGCTAACTCCTACAGTATCACCTGCATTTAACCCTATGTTAAAAGTAATACTGCGTTGATCAGTGTCAGTAACATAGTCTGTGCTGGTTTCACCGTTAACTTTAACTGTAACATTTTGTACGCTTAGTAGGTTGTAGTTTATGTTGAATGTTTTTTGTCCCGAGCTTGCTGTAAAACTCTGAGTGTAAATAGGGCCGCCTGCTGATGATGTGCTGGGTCTTGATCCTATCGATCTTCTAAAAATCTGTCTTACTTCCACAACTTCTCTTGGCAACACATATTCGTTTTGATCCGGCACTGTGGTCAAAAACAGATATGATTCTTGTACACTGTTATCTGATCTCTGTCTAAACTTGCCCAGCGCCTTTGACAGTGCTGTTTCGTAGTGAATAGGATCAAGTTCAACATCTACCATGCCGCCGCCGAACATTGCGAAAACGTAATCGAAAATTTCTTGTTTGCTTGTTGCTAAATCTGTCATCAGTGTTCTCCGTACAGTATTTATTATAAATATGTATATGCCAAGAATCAGCTTATACAAACCAGAACGCGGCAATGACTACTACTTCCTAGATCGTCAGATTCAGGAGATGTTCACAGTCGGCGGTACTGATATCAATGTTCACAAATACCTAGGTCCTGAAAATCCTGCTGAAGGTGAAGGTACTGCGGATCAGCCTACCTATGATGCTGTAAAAGAAACAAACATACAGGATCTACTGTTTTTAGAAAACAGAGATAGAAAATATGATCCGGATGTATATTCGCACAGAGCAATCTACAATGTTCAAGACATTGATTTTGATCTCAGTCAGTTTGGTCTATTTTTAAGCAATGACACACTGTTTATGACAGTGCATATCAACAGCATAGTAAAGACCTTGGGACGCAAGCCTCTATCGGGCGATGTAATTGAATTGCCGCATCTCAAAGACGAATATGCGCTGAACAATTATGATTTTGCTCTGAAGCGTTTTTATGTGATAGAAGACGTCAACAGATCCGCAGAAGGATTTAGCCAAACGTGGTATCCGCATCTGTACAGACTAAAATTAAAGCAGATATACGATAGCCAAGAATACGCAGAAATATTGGATCTGCCCGCAGGCGAAGATACTGATACTACACTGCGTGATATACTGTCAACCTATGAACGAGAAATGCAGATCAGCAATGCTATAGTAGCGCAGGCAGAGGCTGACTCTCCCAAGAGTGGTTATGACATTAGTCATTATTATACTGTGTCAACAAATGACGATGGCACTATTGACCTAAGAACCGCAGATAATGAAGAACTAGATGCTAGTGGTATCACAGTTACCACAGACGAAGTCGTCAACAGGCCAGAAAGAGAAGGCTATACAGGTTATCTTGTAGGCACAGGCGACGCTGCGCCCAACGGTGCTCCTTTTGGTTTTGGAATACAGTTTCCTAGAAACAATATGGAAGGTGATTATTTCCTAAGAACAGACTTTTTACCAAACAGAATGTTCCGCTATGATGGACAGCGTTGGGTCAAAGTAAACGATGATATACGTATGACACTGAGCAACGTACTGGAAAGACAAACACAAAAATCCGGCTTTATCAATAATACTAAAACTAACCAAATCGGTGGCGAAACTGTTGAGGAAAGACAGAGCCTGAGCAAGGCACTTAGACCAAGGGCAGATAATTAATGCACATATACAAATGGACACATAGAGAAACTGGCAAAGTATACATTGGTCAATCTATTCAAGAGCCTAATCGTCGTAGATTAGAACATATTAGCAGTGCTCGTTATACTGATAAATCATACCATTTTCATAATGCTATTAAAAAATATAGCGTTGAAGCATTTGATTGGGAAGTTTTAGATTATGCTAATAACTTAGAGCATTTAAACGAATTAGAAAAAAAATACATAAAAGAATACAACTCAATTGAAAAAGGATATAACATTCGACAAGGCGGTGATAATAAACTGCATTCGGAAGACAGCAAAAAACGTATGAGCAAAGCACAAAAAGCCGCTCATGCAAGACGTAGGAATAATGGAGGCGATGGGGGCTGGAAAAGAAGAGATGGCGGTCCTATGAAAGGAAAAACATTCTCCGAAGACCATAAAAGAAAAGTAGGTTTAGCAAATAAAGGAAAAATGAAGGGGAAAACCTGGAAACTTGTTGACGGTAAACGTGTGTGGATGGAGGTAATGTAATGTCTCAATATTTTTACGATGGACAACTAAGACGCTACACTACGCAGATGATGAGAATTCTCAGCAACTTTCCTGTAAAGGATGGTAAGGGTAACATCAAAGAAGTGCCTGTGATGTATGGCGATCTCACACGTCAGGTAGCAAACATTATTAGAGAGAACTCAGAAAACAAATTGCCCAGTGCGCCGAGAATATCAGTTTATATCACTGGGCTAGAACTTGACAAAGATAGACTAACTGATGCTACTTACACTAGATCAACCAACATAAGAGAACGTGCCTACGATGAAAGCACTGGTGAATATCTAAATTTCCAAGGTAAAAATTATACTGTAGAACGTCTTATACCTACACCTTACTTAATGAGGATAAACGCTGACATATGGGCGTCCAACACTGACCAAAAATTACAAATACTAGAACAGATACTGGTGCTGTTTAATCCCAGTTTAGAAATGCAGACCACTGACAATTTTATAGACTGGACCAGTATCACAGTAGTAAACTTAGAAAACGTCACATGGTCAAATCGCAGCATACCTGTAGGTGTTGATTCAGAAATCGACGTATCGTCGCTTACCTTTAGTATTCCAATCTATATTAGCCCTCCTACAAAAGTTAAAAAGATGGGCGTGATTACCAATGTCATTACCAGCATGTTTGACGAAACTAGAGGCACAATTGAAAGTGGTGTTAGCGCACCAGAATTAAATCAGTATGATGACTTTGCAAGACCAGGATCTACAGTTAACGAATTTGGATCTAAGGCACAGAGTGAAGCAGCCAGTCAGATGGCCAATGTGAACTACAATACCTATGGTGTGTATTTAGAAGCCGGCAGTGCGCAGTTGATTGCGAGAGGCATAGTTGGTAATGTCAACTGGAGAGAAATATTCGAAGCACTGCCTGATACCTATCGAGCAGACGTAAGTCGTATCTATCTAACCAGTGTCGACAATGCTAACACAGTCACAGGCACATTTACACTGAATCCGTTCGACGAAGGTAAGATCGAAGTCAACTTTGATACTGACACATTCCCTACTGATTCAGTAATCTCAAACAGAACCAGCATAGACTACATTATTGATCCTACTAGATTTAACCCAACTGATGTTAAGATCGCAGGACTTAGACTGTTGCTGCTGGAGGATGTAGGCAGTGTAGACGCAGTAGAAGTATCAGCAGCATGGCGCAACACAGACGGCACGGGTCTCATAGCCAGTGCTAATGATATTGTAGAATGGGACGGCGCAAAATGGAGCATAGTGTTTGATGCTAGTGCTACTACTGAACTGACCTACACTACTAATCTAAACACTGGTACACAGTATAGATACAAAGACGGCGAATGGTTCAAGAGCATAGAAGGTGACTACCCAATCGGGACATGGCGTATTGAACTAGACGGCTAATTATTTGTATGAATGATAGAATAGTTTGTAGTGGTGCTCTCTTTTATACACTGGACACCAATCGGTTTTTGTTTTTACATCGCAGTCAAGGTAAACGATCTAATCTTTGGGGTCTAGTTGGTGGCACTAACGAAGGCTGCGAAACTCCGTGGGAAGGCCTACAGAGAGAAATACGAGAAGAAATCGGCGATCTCCCTAAGATCAAAAAAACACTTCCTCTAGAAAGTTTTGTGAGCACAGACGAAAAGTTCTATTTTCACACTTACCTCTGTGTTATAGAACATGAATTTATACCCGTTCTAAACTGCGAACACGACGGTTATGCGTGGTGTAGTTTTAACAAGTGGCCCAAGCCCTTACACCACGGTCTTAAAAACACACTTCAAAGCAAAGTTAATCTGCGTAAACTTGAAACTGTGTTTTTAACTATAAATTTACTTGACAATTAACACAATTTGTTATATAATACAGTATGAAAGTCTTAGTAATCGGCGATATTATAATCGACAAATACATCTACGGAACGTCAACAAGATTGAGTCCCGAAGCACCTGTACCTGTTATAACCTATCAACGCGAAGTTGAAACTGTGGGTGGCGCAGGTCTTGTCTACGAAAATCTACGCAGTTTAGGTGTAGATGTTGACCTCTACGATCACGGTGCTGAACACAGTATTAAGACCAGAGTAATCTGTGATGGACATTATGTTACACGTATCGACCTTGACAAACACGCTAATGGTACAGATGTTTTAGACAAGATCGTCAATGATCAGTTTTCACAATACGACTACGTTGTACTAAGTGATTACAACAAAGGTGTGCTAGACGAAAGTCGACAGATCATCAAACACATTAATCGTTTTGGATGTCGTGTTATTGTAGATCCAAAAGATTATGCAATTCACTATGATGGTGCTTGGTTAGTAAAACCCAACTACAAAGAGTTTGGTGAATTTGGATTTACTGACTGGAAGGGCAATATTATTATAACCAATGCTGGTAGTAATGTTATTGCTAATATAGACAGACAAGTCTATGACATTCCTGTAGACAGTGTGGAAGTAGCAGATGTTACAGGTGCTGGAGACTGTTTCTTAGCAGCATTTGTGTATGCTCTTACACGCGGATATGATCATAAAATGTGCCTTGATCTAGCAGTCAAAGGTTCAACTGTCAGTGTTAAGAAACTGGGCACATATATTTTAAAGGTAGAAGACATAGAAGAACGTGTTGTCTTTACAAATGGTGTGTTTGATATTCTTCATCAAGGTCATCTAAAATTATTGTCAGAAGCGCACACACTGGGCACAAAATTAATAGTGGGTATTAATTCGGACGCTAGTGTTAAGAGATTAAAAGGCGAAGGTCGTCCTATAAACGATCAACAGAAACGTAAGAGTCAACTAGAAATGTTGCCGTGGGTTAGTGAAGTTATCGTCTTTGACGAAGATACTCCTTACGAATTAATTAAACAAACGAAGCCACACCTAATTGTCAAAGGTGGGGATTATACAGAATCTACAGTAGTGGGCAATGATCTAGCATCTGTACACATTGTATCTACTGTAGATGGATTTAGTACAACAAAAATAATAGAGGCAACTAAATGAAAATATTAGTAACAGGACACAAAGGATTTATCGGATCAAACATTGCACTGTATTTGCAAAGTCAAGGACACGATGTCGAAGGTTGGGAATACATGCCGGGCGTTATTCCCAGTACAGAAGACTATGACTGGTGCATACACACTGGAGCAATATCGTCAACTACCTACACAGATGTCGATCAGATACTAGAACAGAATTTTGAATTCACTGTGCGGCTTGCGCAGGTGTGCGAAAACTTTGGTACTAATCTACAGTACGCTTCCAGTGCTAGTGTGTATGGCACTACAGAACATTTTACTGAAGATGGAGCACTGTTACCACAAAGCCCCTATGCTTGGAGCAAATATCTATTTGATAGATTTATCAATCAATACCTAGACGAGTTTGAGATTACCATACAAGGGTTTCGTTACTTTAATGTTTACGGTCCTGGCGAATCGCACAAAGGTGATCAGGCAAGTCCCTATATCAAGTTCATTCAACAGGCTCAAGAAAACGGCGTGATCAAACTGTTTGAAAATTCAGATCAATATTGTCGTGATTTTGTTTGTGTAGAAGATATCTGTCGCCTTCACGAAAAAATGTTTGACGTTGATACTAGCGGAATATTCAATGTAGGAACAGGCACAGCCACAAGTTTTGAAACAGTAGGACGTACTATTGCTAAAAAGTATCATGCTGACATAGAATACACACCTATGCCTGAACAACTAAAATCACAGTATCAGAAGTACACCTGTGCTGATTTAACTAAACTAAATTCAGTAGTAAACATGCAATGGACATCAATTGAGGATTATATAAATGCAAGAACCAACTAGACTAAGTGGCGTTGTTCCTAAAGGCTGGGGCTATGAATTAATTTGGGCTACCAATGACAAATACTGCGGCAAGATTATGTTTTTTGAAAAATCAAATGCAAAATTTAGTATGCATTTCCACAGAGAAAAAGATGAAACTTGGTTTGTAAATAGTGGACGTTTTAAGGTACGCTGGATTGATACAAAAACTGCGGTGCTTTATGAAAAAGAGTTAAAGGAAGGCGATGTGTGGCATAATCCTCCGTTGCAGCCGCATCAACTAATATGTCTACAAGAAGGTTCAAGCATTACTGAAGTTAGTACAGCAGACAGTGTAGAGGATAATTATCGTGTTGCGCCAGGCGATAGTCAAAAACCTAAAATTGAACCTAATTTAAATCCTGAGGATCAAGATGGTTGATATTTACTGGGGAGAAGACCCGCTATCTTCTCTCGATTATATTGCTCCTAAATGCGTAATCGGTCTTGATAGAGACGGTGTTATTAATGTTGATCGCGGAACCTATACTTGGAAAGGCGTCGACTTTGAACCTATTGAAGGTAGTTTAGAAGCAGTTGCTAGATTGCGCAGGCTTGGACATAAGATTACAATTATTACAAATCAAGGTGGCATTGAAAAGGGTATGTTTACTGAGGAAGATGTTGATGCATTGCATATGTACATGTTAGAATTGCTGGGATCTGCAGGTTGTCCCAGCATTGATGCTATCTATTATAGTGCTAGTAGTCATAAGAGTGATATGTATGCAAAGCCTAATACTGGTATGTTTAAGCGTTGCGAGAAAGAACACAAACATAAAAATATAAAGTTCAATCGAGGATATTATGTTGGTGATAAAATGAGCGACCTAAAGGCTGCTTATAAAATAGGTGCAATACCTGTATTAGTACGTACTGGATATGGTTTAGAAACTGAGTTAGCACTAAAGAAATTTACCTACCGCAATATAAGAGCTAAAACCATAGTGTTTGATGATCTTAGCTCTTTTGCAGACTATATCGAAACTCTTTAAGCTTGTGCTTCGCCCCATCTTAGAATGATATTAGAAGTAATATCTATTCCACTAACCTTATAAACATTAATTGCTAGTACATCAGGTCCATTAGGATATGTTCCTCTGCCGCCTAGTGGAGTGTTAGTAAGTTCTTTCAACGCTGACAAGTCCAGAGTTGATCTTTCTCCAGGAACAGCAATAAACGAGAATACAGTTTCGCCTGGTTGTGCATACGGAGGTTGCACAAAACTAAATGTAATTGTTCCCGTGCCTGCTGCTAGCGTTCCATTAAACGAATTATTAAACTGTACTTCATAATAATCATTTCCGCCCCAGTTTTTCAATGTTACACTGTTAACTAACGTGTTAGCAGAAACAGTTATGCCATTATTGCCTCCAGTTATACTTGTTCCAGGTTTTGCAGCAGATTCATCAAAACTTGCCACGTTAAAATATGCAAAGTTTCTATTAGTTAACGCTGTATTAAAAGTAACTGTGTATGCATCGGTTACATTAGAATCAACACTTTGTATAGTATTACGACTTAGGTAAAAAAACCCGTAATTATCGCCGCTATTTGGACTAATATAACCACCTGTAATAGTAGTACTAGCTGCAAACATAGTTCCTGTTATGGGTCTTCCTATTACAAAGTTTGTATCGTTGCTTCCAAATGTTGCTCTATAATCGTTAGCACTTACCCAAATATAGTTTGAATCATTGACTCGGCTATATAATCCACTATTTAATTGTGCCGTCATATTAGCTCTTGATGTTGCTGTAGCTGTTGTGGCAGCAGCACCAGTGCTCCATACAACAGAACCACCTGAAGCAAGTTCAGCAAAGCTAGGTTGTCCACCTTGTGCAACTCCGCTTAGTCCTGACCAACCAACATCATTTGGGTTTAGCGGATAGTTTTGAGGATTAAGAACTCCTTCAACAACAATGCCGCCTGTGCCCGTATCTGAAGTAATTTCAAGACCTTGTAATAGCAACTGTGCACGATTTAGTAGTTCTCTTTCGCCCAAGTCTCCAGTTAGCGCATTTGATACACTTGGTGCAAGTCTAATCATAAATGCAGTTTGTTTTGTTGTGCTTACTGTAATTCCAGTTTCTGCGTATGAAAAGATATAGCCTCGATCTTCATCAAAACCGCCGTCTGTAATAAATGCACTACCCCAGTGGCTAATTAACGGAGTAATTGTTTGTGATATTAATATAACACCTGTTCTAGCAGCGTGTGTTGCTGCGGCGCCTGCAGTATAGCTTCTATTAGATCCTGCTTGAAAATTAATAAACGTTGCATTTCTAATACACCCGGTTAATGTATTTCCACTTCTTCCCGTAAAATTAATAATTTCGTTATCGATATACACAGTCCCGTAAGTTGGAAAGAAACTGCCATCTTCTAGTACGAGTGTTGTTTGACTAGTATCCATTGCACTTGCTAATTTTCCGCTGGGCCCTTCGTTAGTAACTTCGTAACGCACAGGCAAGTTACCTGATCTCATAAACGCTTCAGTGTTTACGTTTGAGTTACGCATTCTGTGTGCAAACACAAAGTTACCATTTGATCCACGAAGCATAAAGTCAATAAAACCAGCACCGTACCAGCTGTATTGAATACCGATCATTTGCATTTTAGCAATGTCAATATCGTATCCACTAGGTCCAGTTCCATCTAATCTATCTAAGTTAAACTCACTTTGCTTAACTTTTTTGTCTACAATTAAGCTAGCCTTTGCGCCAGCAATGTCTACAACGCCGCGCCAGTCTGGAGTAACTGTAATTTCAGTTTGATTGTTAACGTGTGATACAACGTGTGTCATACCTTTAATAATAATTCTATCGCCTGCTTTTAACTGATCTGTAAATCTAGTATTTGTGCCAGTTACTAAGTTGTTGTCCACTGCTAGTGCAATTGTTCCTGCAAGCTGTTGCGTGCCAGTACGCTGATTTACGCTAATATTAGTACCATCAAACTCCCAAAAGATGCCGTTTTGATCGTCAAAAATACCTGAACGTACTGTTGCGCCGTGCCACGATACTACACTCATTTGTGAGCCAAATCCTAATAGCGCATTAGTTGATCCAAGTCTGCGCCGTGCGCGAATCTTAAATGTACGTTCGTCTACAACTTCTTCTACAGTATAGTCAAATGTCGGAGGTACAGCAGTTTTAGGACCGCTGTTGTATCCCGGAGTTTCGACTCCCAGTAATCTAACAATGCCGCCTTCTTGTACACCGTGATCGTTATCGTCTGTTACAACAGTAATTAAATCTCCAACTTCTACACCTTCTGCAGTTAAGCTACGTAAGTCGTAACTTGGTGCAAACAGTGCGCCAGTTGTATACATAATGCCTTTACCTGATTGGTAACGAATATATTTCTTACTTTGACGTATTGCCTGTGCGCCGTGTTGCGGACCGCCTGTACCTAGTTGCACTCCGCCGTCAAACGGTCTGTGTACGAAGAAACTGTCTGGGCGAGGATAAATATCTCCAATAATATCAGATGTAATAGTATCTATCGATCCTGCTGCTCGTGCTTGGAATCGTAATTTATTTATTGCTGGAATATCTGTAGCAATATACGACCCAGCTGTAAGATTATGATTATTAACACCATCGTCTGAATTTATACTAGTAATAAAGGTACTACCCGGCACTAATCCATGTGCATTAATAAATGTAACTTCGATAGTAGCAAGAGCACTATATGTAATAGATTCATCCAGTGCTATCGGACCGGTAGTTGCTTCTGACATAGTTACTGTTGATATTAAATTTACTTCGTCACCGACAGAAGCTTCGATAAAACTGTTAGATAAACTAGTAATCCCACCTACTTCTGATATTGTAGTAACTTGCAAGTCTAAATCATTTAATGGCGCTATGCCTCCCAAGCTAGCACCTGGTATACTTAATCTATCGCCTATCGCATAACTATTACCGGCATTATTAACAGCAATGTTAAAATAAGAACCGCTTTGTCTAAGCACATTAATAGTAGCGTCAGTGCCAATGACTGGCAAGTTTTCGCCTTCAGAATTTAAATATATGCCTGCCGGAACATACCCAGAACCTGATGATGTAACTGTTGTTATTGTTCCACCAGGCAACTCGTCAATTGTAGCAACAGTAATAGTTAAATCATTACTTGGCGATTCGCCACCAAATAATGTGCCAGAAACTGTTAATTCTTGTCCTACATTATAACCAGTGCCCGGAGCATTAACGCTGACTACAAAAATGCCAACAGCGTCTTGACTAATGTCAAAAGTTGCATCGACAGGGGTTCTATTAATGCCTGCTACCGATCCTACTGTATCTCCGTTATAAGGCAATCCAGATTCACTATGCGCAATAATGTTTCCTGTTCCGCCCACATTATCAATTGTGATAGTTAAATCATTTGCAGGCGTTGCTCCGCCAAGAGCAGAGCCTAGCACCGTAATAGTTTCTGTAGGAAGATAATTTATTCCTTCATTTGTAAAGGTAACGTTATAAGAATTACCAATTACTTGTACATCAATTATTGCTCCGGCGCCTGAACTAGTGCTTGAAGTAAATGCCACACTAGTAAATGTTTTATCTACCTGAGGCGCGGTGCCTGCAAAGGTTACTGAGGTAACTGCACCTAGTCCTTGTATTTCTGTAATACGCACAGTAGCATCACTGTTTCCGCCAACAATTGTAACAGTATCAAACTGATCGTAGCCGCTGCCGGCAGTATTTATAATAACAGAATCAATTACTCCAGCAGTTTGTATAATATCTAATGTTAGTCCTGTACCATTGCCTCCTGTAGTCGCAACATTGATAGCATCGCCGTAACCAGTACCTGCAGATTGTAATACTGTACTAATCGGAATGCCTCCAACAGATGATACAGCGTCTACTGAAACATATAAATCTCTTAATGTACCAGTTTGGCTAGATACTAGTGACGTTCCTGATATAACTATAACATCGCCTAATTTGTAGTCAATGCCACCAGATCCTATTGTAACATCAGTATAAGTACCATTTAAAAATTCTACATCAAAATCAGCGCCTATACCCTGTGCGCCTGCAAAGATAGCTTCTTGATTTATTAAATCTATTTCATTATCAAAATGTGTACCTGCAATAGTTGCTGATGCTATTGAATCTGCACTTCCTACAGATACAACAGTTATAGTTGCATCGTTTGCAGGAGTTGTGCCGCCTAAGTCGGTACCTAGAATCTTTATTCTGTCGCCGGCTGCGTATTGTATGCCATCGTTTGATATAGCGTCTATAACATAAGTGAAACTGTTATCAATAGCATACGATATATCAAATTTTGCAAGAGAGCCAGAAGGCGCTATATTATCAGGAATTATACCGGTATACTGACGACTATTGCCAATATATGAACTAGTAAAATTACTATTAAATGTTAAAGTATTTCCGGTAATGTCTGTAATATATATCGCAGTACCGTCGCCTCTGTCAATTGCTAGATTTTCTACGATACCAGTGGTATTTGCAATTATCATCTGATTTTGGCCTGATGCAGTATCAGCGGATGTTTCTGGCGTTAAATAGGTGCCGCCGCCTGAACTTTGATCAATAATTCCTGTTACTTGTGATCCAAGAGGTATATTTGCATTAGTTAAGGGCGAACCAATTTCTGGTGATGCGCCATCAAATGGGATAATAGTTGAGTTTGAAAGTACACTTAATTGTGCAAACATTTCGCCGGCGCTGCCATTACTTGTAACAGTAAATTCAGGTTTTCCAATAGTAGCGCCTGTATAAAATCCTGCTTGTCTTAATTGTGTATACGTTGTAGATAACGTAGTCGGATTAACAGTTCCTACTTTTGACTTTGCGTAAAATTCAAAAGTATTTGGTGTAGGAACATTTACAATAACAAAACTGCCTTCTGCTCTTGCTGCGCCGCCTACACTATCTTCTAATGCTTTAATAGTAATAGGTGTACCAGCAGTAAATCCATGGGCACTTACCGTCGTAACTGTAATTAATGATTGTCCGATTCCTTCTGTGCCTGCACTTGCGTCAGACACTACACTTACAACTGATGTATCTGTACCAGGAATTTCGTACACACTAGGGTATCCGCGCATAGTTGCAATTGCTGCCCACTTAGTAGGCTGTAAGCCATATTCAAAGTCAGCGTCAAGCATAGATACTGGTGGAGCAATGCGCATACGTTCAATAGCATCTGTTCCAAAGTCAAACGGTCTAGTAGTTACAACACTCTTTCCGTTCTCAATTTGCTCTACAAAAATTTGTATATCATCTGTGCTGCTGTGAGAACTACTATCGTAATTTAGTTTAACAACAGTTATGCCGTCAGTTGTTTGTAAAAATTTAGGAAAATCAGGGTCAACTGTAACACCGTTTGTAATAATTTCAACAGATCCGCCGGTGCCTAAATTAGTAAAGTTATACATAACTTCACTTCGTGTACTGTTTGTAATCAACAACAATTCATCGATGCTGTACTTGCCTTGGAATTTGACAGTAGATATGCCTGACTGTTCTAAAGTCGGCAGTGAACTAAGTCCGTTAGTTATAACATTAACAGTGATACTTACTAGTAAAGTAATTTTGCTAATTGCAGCAGTTTCAGCTGTTTTAGTTGCGTCTATTGTTTGTGTTACTTCTGTATTTGACGCAGAATACAATACATTAATTAAAATATAATTTGTAATTAACGTACCAATAAATGTGTGAGTTTGTATTTCTGGCTGTCTATCACCGTCAACTTGTGCTACATCTTGATCCCAATAATATTTTACTGTGTTGTAAAGCTTTTCATTGCCGCCGTATCTTAGATCGTTTAAATATGCATCAATTATATACCCAACGTCTCTTTCACATTTTGCTTGATTATATGTATATCCTACAAATCCAGCAGCGCCTGCTGATACTTGATCTGCAATCCACGCTGTAGATTCTTTTTGTATAAATGCCTTATTAGCATTTAGTAAGCTATAAGCATCTGGATATAAATTCCCAGTTGCTCCAATGCCTGGTTTAAATACATAATTTTTTATTTGCGTCTTTGCCATTTTTTATAATCCAAATGCTATCGATAATGCTAATGCTGTACTATCTACATATTGTCTATTTGCGATACTAGAGTCTGTAGTAGGTAAATTTGCAACAGTTGCTGATGTAAATGATGCTGTACTCGGAGTAGTTGTTCCGATTGCTGTGTTATTTATGGTAGTGTCAACCACCGGAACTGTAGATCCTGTAGATTTTACTATTCCTAATGTACTACCGTCTATTTTTATTACAATCTGATTTACTGCTTCTAATTCTAAATTTGTGGAAGAACTAATTTTAGTTATACCAATTCCATCAATATTTAATGTTCCGCCTACATATAAGTCGCCGGCTATACCTACGCCGCCTGCTACTGTAAACGCACCTGTAGTCGAACTAGTTGCAGAAGTTGTTGCATTGACGTCAACTGTACTAAAGACTCCGATTGGGTCAACTATGTTAATGATTCCAAAAATAGTTCTGTTGCTATCACCGTAGTACAATAGATTAGGAGTATTAGGAGCAATAGAAAAGTTTAGAGTGCCTGATGATTTTCCTTGGGCAAGACTGCCAGCGGATCCGTCAGTATGAGACAATCCATCACTATATAAAGTAACTTGATCGTCTTCGTAAATATTAAAATTTAAATTTGGAGTATTTAGAAAAAACGTATAAGCACTAGACCTAGCAAGAGTTATAGAAGGAGTATCGTTTCCTACTTCTTGAATATTGTATGCTGTAGGATCTGTATCTGAATTTTCCGTTATTGTAAAATCAACAATTGCACTGCCGGTTGCAATACTAGTAATAATTGAGTTAGCGGTAATATTACCAAAATTATCAACTAGGAATCCAGGACCTTTGAACCCGTATCTTGATTCGAATGGTGAATTAATTACTGCCATCTTTATTAGTCTCCTACATGTTATTTATCAGATAACAAAGTTAGACCACAAGTGGAGTTTGTGTATAAAAATATTGTGCAGTATATATTACTTTTGTGCCGGCGAAATTAGTAGATGGATCTAAATTTGTATCGTTTATAGGATTTAGTATAACGTCTACATAACTATCATTAACAGTAGCAGTTACTTCTATTATATCATTTCGTGTGTTGTTTCTTGCATATACAACAACACTAGCACGATCTCTTGATGCTGTGATTAATACTTTGATAAGTTCTTTATTATTTGTATCAAAATCTGCACTTATAGTATATTCAACACTAGAAAACTCTCCTACATGCCATCTATCTAAAACAGTGTTAGCATAGACTTGTTTCCAGGGGCCATTATGACTAGTACCTGCATTATTCCTAAATAATAGTGTATTCTTCAAACCGTTCGCTAGATACTTTTTTAAATTCTGCATAATAACCCCTGTTTGTAATATTTATTAGTTTTTTACTGTAATTAACTTATTGTATTCGGGCAAATACAAGTATTCAATATCACAATTAACAAGTGTACGAATAGCATCGTCCAGTGTTTCAACTAACGGCTCGCCGCCTAGATTAAAACTTGTATTAAAGATAATCGGACAACCTGTTGCATCTTTAAACGCTTTGATGATATCATAGTAGTGAGGATTCTGTTCTCTATTAACAGTCTGAATACGGCAAGTTCCGTCAATGTGAATAATAGCAGGAATCTTCTCTTCGATACCAGGCTGACAGTTTACAGCATACATCATGGTAGGTGAACTAGACATACCTCGTAGATCAAACCATTCGTGTACATCTTCTTCAAGAATTGATCCAGCAAATGGACGGAAGTATTCACGATGCTTAACTGAGTTAACAAAGTCTTTACCGTTAGGATCTGTTGGGTCATACATAATACTTCTATTGCCTAACGCTCTGGGCCCGTTTTCTGAACGTCCTTGAAATAGTGTAACAATATTTCTATCGGTCATCAATTTAATGATATTGTCTTTTGTTACATCAGTTATTTCTGCGTTATATTTTTTAACAGTTTCTGCAATTTTCTCTTCGGTATAAGTGTACATCGGACCTAAGTATACATCGTCTGCACGTTTTCTAATAGTAGTATCTCGAGTAACATTATGATAACAAATATACGCTGCGCCCATTGCAGTGCCTGCATCATTACTCACAGGTTCAACATAAATTTCTATACCTTCGTCTTTAAGCACCTTGAGATAATGATAATTAGCAACACAGTTAAGTCCATAGCCGCCACTGATTACAACATTTTTACAGTCACTTAATACTACAGCGTGCTTAATTAAATCTACTACTGCTGATTGAGTTTCTGTTTGTACTGCGTATGCAAGATCTCTTCTATTTTGAAGTAATGTAAGATCTTCACTATTATGGTCATTTAAAAAATTATACATATTAGCATTAATTACTGCTCCATTAGGGTATCTAGGAACAGTTAAATTTCTGTTAGTTGTCGGAACCGACAAATCATTATTATCTATAATACTTGGAAATTTATCATTGGGAGATCCATATGGAAATAATCCCATAGTTTTTCCTGCTTCGATACTGCTCCACCCACAATATTCAGTAACAGCCTCGTAAGACTTAACTAACCCAGCGCGGTCAGTTAACAACACATTAAACATTGCCCCAGGCTCCCAATGGCCGCCGTCAAAGTCTGTCATATATGACCCGACTAACATATTTCGAGTGCCTAATGTTTTATGTAGTGTCTGGATATTATCAGGATAAGAACATTTATATATACTTTCAGTTTCCCACGCAGTTATTTGCTCTCCATCGACCATTAAAGGAAAAAATGTTCCGGCGCCATCTACAATAACTGCAACAGCTTCTTCAAATCCACTTCTATAAAATGCAAGACCTGCGTGCATTTTGTGATGAAACATTGCCATATCTAATACTTGCGGATGAGGATCCGGTGAGTAATGTTCTTTAATTAATCCTAGTTTTCTAGCCAATCCAGAATATACATCTTCACCTGAATAATCTAGCTTTCCGGCAGTGTCTAGTGTAGTAGTGTGTGAAATAGCAAGATAGTCTAATCTATCTGTGTATTCTAATATTTTAAGCATACTAGCAAGGGGGCCGCCATCGTATTTTCGACGAGTTAGTCGCTCTTCTTCTATGCTAAAAACAATTTCGCCGTCTTTCATTAAGCATACACCTGCGTTGTGTCCTCGTGCAATTCCTGCAATCCATAGCGGTGCTTTTTTCATATTAATATCCTCTATATTCTTTGTTAAAATTTTCTATTTCTAGACATTTAAATTATTATTTTTTTGCGTTAGTTTTGCTTAATGCTTTGTTTACAGATTCTACAATTACGTCTTCAATTTTATCATTCATGGCCATCACACCTTCGTTAACTCTGTCTGCATATTCGTCTTGTGTAATTCTTATAGGACTATAAATTCTTGCACCTTCCCCCATATCTAAAATATCAAATGATGGTTCATTAGGATAAGACACATTTTCTTTAAATGTACTGCCAACTACAATAGTTGCAGTTTTATTAAATGCATATGCTAAATGTTGTCCTACACTATCGCAACCTAAAAAATGATCAGAAAGAGTAATTATTGCCGACCAGGTTCTAAGTGAAATTCCTTGTGGAATAGCAACTGGACTAGTCACTCCGTGTTTTTGAAACTCAATTGCAATTTCTCCCATAAAGATTACAGCATAGTCTTTACTTAATTTTTTTACTATATTAACAACATTTTCAGGTTCAAAACTTCTACCGCTAAAATCAGAAATAATTCCGTTATCTTCAAACACACTTCTTCCAAATGGCTGAAAAACTATAACTTTATTTTTTTTTGTTTTTTCTTTAACATCGATAATAACTTGCTGAGCCTGTATTAGCTCCTGTTTGCTTAATTTTATAGTTGGTTTAGGAAGTGGTCTAACACCTTTGTTATTAATCGCAATATCGTAAGCTTCGGTTAAACTTGCTTTTTGATTATAATATTCCCAGACTCTATATGGTTCTGGACTTTCTAATTGCATATCTTTTAGCTTATCTTCAAAAAGATTTTTATGCCAGACATCATATGCTTTTGCGTGCAATAGTGGATGACCTTTGTAGAAGTCAGTGCCGCCTTCGCACACAATTATAAAATTGTTTTCAGGATTTTCTTCTGCAAATTTCTCTAGTGCAGGTATTGAACAAACAACGCGGCCTGCGCCGCCATTAATAAAAAATGCTTTATTTTTAGACATATTAATTATGATCCTATCAAGGTGTAATACTACTTGATATTTATTGGACCATAATTAATATAGAGTTAAAAGTGAATAATATTAACCCAGTGGTGGTTCTTGCGGAGTTATCTTCCACGGATCAACAGTTTTTACTTTGGTTAATGTAAATTCTGCTCCGGTGCCGGCAGCACTATTAGTAGTATGATATACGTCAGTATAAGTTCCAGCAGCTGGGTGATAAGAATATGCATGTACAGTACTCTGTCTCGAAACTGTTAATATTGCTCCAGTATCTGCATCTACTGTTTCTACCTTTAAAATAATATCATTTGCGGATGTACCATTTTTATAACACGGATCATTTATAAGAATTCTATCTCCGATTACAAAATTGGTACCACCTTGGGTAACAATAGCGTTCCATGCTGCTCCGAATGTAACTGGAAAATCTCTAAGATACTGCTTATATGCTACTACAGTATTATATAACTCTGCTGGAAGGTCTTCCGACAGTTTATGATCGTATGCAGCTAAAGAGATATTTCTTGTGTGGATCCTGTCTTGCCAAGTGACGTAAGGCTGTTTCCAAGGAAACGGCTTTTGAAAAGTTTGAGACTGTTTATTATATACAATTCCAGTTACTTCGTATGTGTGGTCAGGCATTGCAGGATCATCTCTAACATACGGAGTTTCGCATCCAGGAATATCTTCAGAAATATTAGGATATAAATCCTCATTAATTCCTTTGTCAATTAATGAACAAATTAATGGATTTGTATTACAATCTACTTCTATTGCGTACATTTCATCATTGGTATCATTAAATGTTTCGTACTGCTGTTCATCAATAATACTTCCGGTAAGTTTATTTGTAGACGAATCTATTATCAAATACTGTTTTGCAGGACCTTGATATGTTACAGTGCCTGTTTTTTTTAATTCAGCAGTCTGATAATATTGATCATCAGCTATATTATATGTAAATTCTTTACTTATATTTTGCATAATTTTTACCTTGTATTAATAATAGACTACGTACACTAAGCCGCCGCCACCTGGGCCGCCGCAGCAACACGTGCCGCCGTGGTTCTGCGCACTGTGTCCGCCGCCACCTGGAAAGTTACCGAATGCAATACTACCGCCTGAGGCAAAACATCCGCTACCGCCCATTTTCATGCCGCCGCCAGTCATCGGAGCATTTGCTGCTAATTGGTATCCTAGATTGAAACAATATTGTGTCGGGGCAGCCGTCCCTTGTGTTCCACCTATACCAAAATCTATATTTGTAGATTGGCCACCGCAACAGAAACACTGTGAACAACATCCGTAACAGCCTTGGAAATAATTACATCTTGTTGTTACACTGGGTGCAGAGCCTCCACATACTTTTG